TTCGTCAAAGAGAAATAGAAAGAGAGCGAGATATGGTACATGATCCAAAACTAAAGCCTCTTACAGCTGAAGAAAAAAGAAAGATGAATGCTAGATTAATGGCTAAGAATAGAGAATTAGTTGGTGCTAAGAGTAGAAAAGATCGTTCTATAACTATAGATGACAATGAATGGAATGCTATCTTAGCTGGTGCTATATCTGATAGTAAATTAAAAACTATACTAGATAACTCAGATCCAAAGATACTCAGAGAAAGAGCAATGCCAAAAGAAACAAGAAAACTTAATTCTACACAGGTAGGCAGAATAAAAGCTTTATCTGCTTCTGGAAAAACATTAAAACAAATAGCTGAACAGATGGGTGTTTCTGTATCAACTATATCAGAATATTTAAAAGGAGGATAATAATGGAAGATAAATACATGATAACCACTTATGATAATCCATACAATCCAATGGAAGATTATGACAAATGGTTAGACTTTGACATGCTTCATGGTTACAATTCCCAATCTAGAGTTGCTAGATTATTGAAATTAAAACCTGGAATGTCAGATGCAGAAGAACAAATAGCATTTAATAAAGCTGTTGATCGTTTAATTGAAATTGATCCTCTTTGTATTTATACAAAAATAGTAGTAAAAAATGTATAAAATAAAAAGAAAGACCGGGGGAGGGGCCCCTGAAAAATGTACCCCCTCCTCTCATCGGGTCGCTCTTTTAAAAAACCCCAGTGGTATTTTTCAGACCTTGTCAAGGACTATTTACTATGTTATTATATTATTAAAATCTTTTTATCATTAAATCGTTAAGCCCTGCGCGAAGTATAATGTCCTTTTTAAATATATATTTTTTAAATAATGTATTCTCCTTAATATAATAAGATGATGAGTTGAGTAATAGTCCTTGACAAGGTCTGAAAAGTATAATAAAAGTATTACTAAAATATAGGAGGTGAAGAAGATAGCTAAACAAAAGAAGGTATCAAAAATGAGACCAGCCTTAACTGCTGAGTCAAGAGAGAATCAACTTATATATTTAGCTACTGAGTTGGCTGAAAAACAACTTTTAGAAGGCACTGCTTCATCACAGGTAATAACACATTATTTAAAATTAGGATCTACCAAAGAAAAACTTGAAAAAGAAATTTTGGAAAAACAAAAAGAATTAATAACTGCAAAAACAGAAGCATTACAATCAGCTAAGCAAGTAGAAGAATTATATACTAAAGCAATAGAGGCTATGAAAAATTATAGTGGTAATTTAAATGAAAAATAAAAGTTATAGTGAATTAATACAATTAAAAACATATGATGAGCGTTTGTCTTATCTTATGTTAAATGGAAAAATTGGTGATGACACATTTGGTTTTGATAGATTTTTAAATCAAAAATTTTATAGTTCTTATGAATGGAAAAGAATTAGAAACTTTATAATTGAGAGAGATAATGGATGTAATATGGGTTTAGAGGGTTATCCAATATTTGATAAAATTTTAATACATCATATGAATCCCTTAACTCAAAATGATATTATAAATAGTACAGATTTCTTACTAAATCCAAACTATTTAATATGTGTAGATTTACAAACACACAATATTATACATTATGGATTTGAATGTAAAAAACAAAGTATAGTAATTGAAAGAAAACCAGGTGATACTAAATTATGGTAGGAGGTGATAATAAATAAAATGATATTAAAAGATGTAAAAGAAATGCTTGGAATTACTAATGAAATAATAGATTTTGATTCAACTTTAATAAATATAATCAATACAGTTATATTTACATTATATCAGATTGATGAAAAAAGTAAAAGTCCTATAGTTATAGATGAAACAAGTGATTGGAGTTTATATAAAGGACAAGATTTAAATAACTTTAAAACTTTAGTTTACCTAAAGACTAGATTAATATTTGATCCTCCAACCAATAGCAGGATATTAGATTCTATAAATAGTATCATTTCAGAATTAGAATGGCGATTTCAAGCAGAAGTAATTTAATAAAAGAAAGGATGAAAATTATGTGGACATATACAAATCCAGATGAGTTATATCATTTTGGAGTACTTGGAATGAGATGGCATATGCGTAGAGCAGCTGCTAAAGGTCAAACATACGAATATAAATCAAGAGGACAAAAAAAATATCAAAAAAAATTTAATATTGCGTCTTACAGAAATGAAGGTAAAACACTTAATCCGAATCAAGAAAAGGCTTTTAATAAAATAAAGGATAAATTAGAAGCATATAAATTAAGAGATAAATCGAGAGTCGATTACGTTAAAACCCAAAACATAGGTATGACTACTTTAAGAAATTTATTAGTTGGACAATTTAATTCTGGTGCTTATAATAAATTTAGAAATGCCGGATATAGTAGATTGAGAGCTACTCTTCATATAGGCCTTAATCCTTTTGCTTATACGCATTCTAGTTATGTAGAAAATAAACATTTTAGAAAACAAGTACAAAATAATAAGAAATAAGGTGATACATATGATTGAAAATAATAACTTATATCATTCAGGTGTATTTGGTATGCGTTGGGGTATTAGAAAAAGTTCTTATAAAACAAATACACCAAAACAAAAAACTTATAAAAATTCAAATAATAAAAAACAAAGAAATAGAACTTTATCCTATAATGATATGAAAAAAGCACTTGACTATAATGATATGTTAAAAAGGTATAATTCTATGCAATTTGCCAAAAGACATAAATATCTTAACACAGGTAAACAAGTCTTAAAAGGTATAGGTTTTGTCATAAACGATACTATTGGAGCTGGTGTTAAAAAATTTGCTAGAGATATGGTATATGCAACTATAGCAAATAATGTCCCTAATATTAATGGAAAAGGTAAAAGATAATGTTATCAAATACTGCTGTACCAAAATATTATGGTGAATTTAGAGATAAAGTTTTAAAAGGCGAAATTGTTGTTAATGAATTAGTATCTATGGAAATGAATAGAATTGATTCTTTGATAGCTAATCCTGGAGTTTTTTATGATGATGGTGTAGTAGAAGGCTTTATTAAATATTGTGAAAATGAATTGACATTAACAGATGGAACAGATTTGAAATTATTAGATATTTTTAAGGTATGGGCCGAACAATTACTGGGATGGTATTATTATATTGACAGAAGTGTATATGTACCTTCCGAAGATGGACATGGTGGTAGATACATACAAGAAAGAGTTAAAAGAAGACTAATTAATAAACAATATCTAATTGTAGCGAGAGGTTCTGCAAAAACTCAATACGAATCATATATACAAAGTTATTTTTTGAATATAGATACAAGTACGACACACCAAATACATACAGCTCCAACTATGAAACAAGCTGAAGAATGTCTATCTCCAATAAGAACAGCCATAACAAGAAGTAAGGGACCTCTATTCAAATTTTTAACAGATGGTTCAATAAATAATACAAAAGGATCTATAGTCAATAAAGTTAAATTAGCATCAACAAAAAAGGGTATAGAAAACTTTTTAACTGGTTCATTACTAGAAATAAGACCTATGAGAATAGATAAGTTACAGGGTTTAAATTCAACAATAAATACTGTCGACGAATGGTTATCAGGTGATATATATGAGGATGTTATTGGTGCCTTAGAACAAGGTGCTTCCAAAAACAATAACAATAATTATGTTATTTTAGCTGTTAGTTCAGAAGGAACAGTTAGAAATGGTCCTGGTGACACTATAAAAATGGAGTTAATGGATATATTAAAAGGTGAATATATTAATCCACATGTTTCTATATGGTGGTACAAATTAGATGATGTATCAGAAGTAAATGATCCATCTACATGGATGAAAGCAAATCCTAATATAGGAAAAACAGTTAGTTATGAAACATATCAATTAGATGTTGAAAGAGCTGAAAAAGCTCCTGCTACAAGAAATGATATATTAGCAAAACGTTTCGGTATTCCTATGGAAGGTTATACATATTATTTTACATATGAAGAAACGCTACCACATAGACCAAGAGAATATTGGCAGTTACCATGTTCACTTGGTATGGATTTATCACAAGGTGATGACTTCTCTGCATTCTCTTTTCTATTTCCATTAAAACATGGAACTTTTGGTTT